AGAAATGTCGATGTTGGCGTAAAGCGGACCATCGGAGCATTGGTATGAGAGCGTTGCGTCGTCACTGTAAAAGGTAAAAACGTTCTCATGTTCCATATCGACGAAGAGTTGGTCGAGCTCGAGGAGGTCCGGAGATTTGATGTATTGGATACGCACGCCGTTGTTATATTGCGCAGCGTCACGTGACGCCATAAGCTCCTTGACTTGGCCAAGCAGCCACCCACCAACGAGCGAACCAGCGACTGTGAGGTCGCATATAACTCTAGGCAGTTTGCCAGGCTTTGCCCACTCAGGGAATTTAATTTTAAGCGCAACTTTGCGTAACCATCTGCGACGTTGCCCAAGGCGCCACCCGTCGCGGTCCAATTGTATGTGTGTAGCAATACGTAAAGCTTGTTTGACATGCTCTTTGTACGCATCAATTGATGTCGCCAAAACAGGGTCGACGTTGTCGGCCAAGTGTAAGCGTACGTAATGGGCAAATCCATGCGTGGTAGAATTGTGTAACTGGGCATACTGGAGAGGAAAGAGTATGTCTGGATCGACACGGCGCGCATGGAGGCGTTGTAGTGCGTAGCGAGTGTTGTGACTGGATTTCTCATATACGCACCCAGAATGGGCGATACTTGGGCCGAAAACTGTGCGGTATGTCGCGTAAGGGCGTTGGCACTCGCGCTTGCATCCAAAAGGAAAGACCCCGTTGCGTAAAGCAAGCTCCGAGTGTGCATCAGCACCCCTAAAGCGACAGTTGTGGCCAGGGTAAGGAATATGCTGAACTTCAACAGAAGGAAGGCGGAACGGACCAGTGTGAATGGTCCCGGGGCAATCGTGTTTAAAGAACCAATGCGGGAGGTGTTTTTGGACAGCCCAGCAGAGTTCCACAGAATTCGTTGTCTGATGCGAGCCTGTGTGACAAGGATGGGCACTAATGGGTCGAATATCCCAAGTTTACCTGCCTTGAACTCCACGTTCCCAATAGCTGTGTCGCTATCAGGGGTGAACCCTCGAACTTCAGAATAGAGCTTATCAAACTCGGTTGCATCGCAGGAGGTGGGCTGAAAGGTAGTGTAACCACACGTGGCCATGAGGGCGTAATCCCAAGTGAACACGTGCAACCATATTCGCCAGTACGTGCCCAACGTCTCACAAATGTGTCCGCTGTCGCGTCGCATGAAGCTGTGGTAAGCCGAGTGTGCGACAACACAGAAAAACTCAAACACAAAGTACAAGGCAC